TCTAATAGTATAAATATAAGAAAAAAGTTATATAGATGTCCGCACTTGTAACAGATCAATTTAGAATTGAAAATTCTTCGAATTTTGTAGAATCTATAAAAGATTCTACAAATTCATATTATATATGGGTTGGATTACCAAATCCAAGTGTTTATACTGGATTTGCTAGGAATGAAAACTGGCAGGGATCTCCAGGTGTTTCTGAAGGTTTTGTTCCAAATCCAGTTGACAATCTTAGTTATTTGAATCAATATAAAGATACTTTACTTTTTGGAAAAAGAGTAACTTCTTCTAGTGTAAGAAGAGTTGTCAAGAGAGTTGATTGGGTTAGAGGTAAAAAATATGATATGTATAGACATGATTATAGCTTTTCAAATCTAACTACAGTATCAAAAAGACCAAGATTATTTGATTCTGAATTTTATGTAATTAATAGTGAATATAATGTATATATTTGCATAAAAAATGGAAGTGGTGCGGGAAATAATCAGGCAAATCAATCTCAATATGAACCAAAATTTACTGATTTAGAACCATCTGCTGCAGGAAATGGTTCAGATGGGTATGTGTGGAAATATTTGTTTACTATTTCACCTTCAGATATTATAAAATTTGATTCTACAGAGTATATACCATTACCAAACGACTGGTCAACATCAACTGACTCAAATATTGTAAGCGTAAGGGAGTATGGAAATTCTGATTTAAATGAAAATCAGATTAAAACTGTTTTTATTGCTGAAAGTGGTTCTGGATATACTTCAGGTGAAGTTTCAATCTTAGGCGATGGTTCTGGAGCTAAAGTTTCAATAGAAACAAATTCTGCAGGAGAAATAATTAATACTACTGTAACTTCTGGAGGTTCTGGATATTCATACGGTATTGTTGACTTAGGAAATTTACAACCAATTGGAAATATAACTAATCCAGCAAAATTAATTCCAATTATCCCACCATCAAAAGGTCATGGGTATGATATTTACACTGAATTGGGTGCAGATAAAGTATTATTATATACTAGATTCGATTCTTCAACTAGAGATTTTCCAGTAAATTCTAGATTTTGTCAAATTGGTATTGTAAAAAATCCAAAAGAATATGCATCGGATCAAATTTATTATGGTGGAGAATTTTCAAATTTACAATCAATTATTTTTGATAGCGTAAATGAATTTTCCCCAACTGTTGGAGAAAAAATTAAACAAACAATTACTGGAGTTGGGACTGCAGTTGGATATGTAGCATCTTACGATGACGATACTAAGGTTTTAAAGTATTTTACCGATAGATCTCTCTATAATGGAAATTCTAATGACGAAACTGATTATATTGGAGTTTCTATTGATGGAAGAAGTATAGATTTCAGCAATTCTGGTCTAAATGTAATCGGGGAATCTAGTGGTTTTTCTGGAAGTATTTTAAACTTCTCAGGAATAACCACAAACATTCAAAATTCAATTGTAAATCTCGGAGTAAATTTCACTGATGGACTTGCTTCTTCAGAGATAAATAAAAGAACGGGGGATATTTTATATATTGACAATAGACCTCTAGTCTATAGAAATGAAAGACAAAAAGAAGACATCAAAATTATTCTCGAATTTTAACCAATGGCACAAAAAACTAATTTAAATGTAAGTCCTTATTTTGATGATTTTGATGCTGAAGATAATTATTATAAAGTATTATTTAAGCCTGGGACTCCCATTCAGTCTAGAGAATTAAATAATCTCCAGTCAATACTCCAAAATCAAATTGAATCTTTTGGAAGTCATATATTTAAAGAAGGTTCATTAGTAATACCAGGAAGTGTTACATATGATCCTCAATATTTTGCTGTCAAATTAAATCAAACATACTCAAATATTGATATTCGATCATATATTGAGAAATATGTAGGAAAGCAAATTGAAGGGGAAACCTCTGGAGTAACTGCAATAGTTCAGAGAATAGAATTTCCCAGTGAAACGAATAATTTAGATTATATTACACTATATGTAAAATATATTGGTGCTAATAATGATAATATTATTAGTTCTTTTGAAGATGGAGAGTCGTTAATATCAAACGTAGCAATTACTTATAGTGAAAATACTGTAATTAATGAAGATACTCCATTTGCAACTTTATTGGAAGTAGATGCCACTGCCATTGGTTCTGCAGTATCAATAACTGATGGAATATACTTCATAAGAGGAACTTTTACAAAAGTATATAAGCAAACTTTAATTTTAGATTACTACACAAATACTCCATCATACAGAGTTGGACTTCAAGTATCTGAAGAAATTATAAGTGCTAAAGATGATAATCAATTATACGATAATGCTAAAGGATTTAATAATTATTCGGCACCAGGATCAGATAGATTTAAACTGACATTAACTTTAGATAAGAAAGAATTAGGAACAGCAGAGTCTGATGTTGATTTTATAGAAATTCTTAGAATAGATGGTGGAGATATAAAAAAAATCACTGTAAAGAATCAATATTCATTAATTAGAGATTATCTAGCAAAAAGAACATTTGAAGAATCTGGAAATTATTCTGTAGCTCCATTCAAATTATCATTACATAATTCTTTAAATAATAATATCAATAATGATGGATTATTTTTTGAAAATGAATTCACTGATGAGGGAAATATACCTTCTAATGATTTAATGTGCCTAAAACTATCACCAGGAAAAGCATATGTAAGAGGATTTGATATTGACAAACCAGTCACTACAATAGTTGATGCTAAAAAACCAAGATCTACAGAAAAAATAGAATCTCAAGTAGTTACTTTTGATTTAGGAAATTTAATTAGAGTAAATAATGTTATAGGTGCACCAAAATTAAATAATTTAGTTGAATTGCATAGTGTAAGGAGAGGCATATCTGCACCAAGTCTATCAACTAAAATTGGAGAATCTAGAGTCTATAGCTTTTCATTAACAGATGCAAAATATACTGGAGCAGCATCTAATTGGGATCTTTATTTGTATGATGTCCAAACATATACAAAATTAACTTTAAATAAATCAATATCTTCTACAGAATTATTTACATCTTCATTTATAAAAGGATCTAATAGTAGTGCAACTGGATATTCAATTCAAGATGGAGATGCTACTTCTAATTTAATAATATCTCAAACATCTGGAAAATTTTCAATTGGAGAAAAATTAATAATTGATGGTATAGAAACTAATTACATTGTTTCTGAAGTAACTGTATATGGAGTTTCTGACATTAAGCAAATATATCAATCTCAAACTGTCAATGGTTACTCAACTTATTTTTCATGCGATACATTTTTGAAAAAATTAACTCCTGTAGGATTTAATGCTTCTGATACTTTAGTTATAGATAATACTGGGGAGGCATCATCTCCAGGAAATTCTTTTTCAACAGTTAATGTTGGGGACATCATAAGATATCAAAGCTCTAGTTTTATTGATGAGGTTTATAATTATGTTGTATCCAAAACTGCAACTACATTGCTATTATCTCCAGTTCAAACAGTTAATGGAGTTTGTGAGGGAACTGTTCAAGTAGGAACTACTGCATCATCATTCTCAATAGGATCTCCAGTAATATCAACTGCGAAATCTTCAGGTTTATATGAAGAACTTCCAGATAAAATAATATCTTCAGTAGATTTATCTTCAATATCATTAACATTTACTGCACAAACAAAAATAAATATTCCTACATCATCAAATATTACAATTTCAGTATCAGACTTTGATGTGCCAAGTTCGTCAAGTTTTCTACCATTTGATGAAGAACGGTATTCAATACATTATACTGATGGAACTATAGAAACTTTAGACTCAAATAATGTTACAGTTTCTGGTAATCAAGTAACATTTTATAATTTAAAATCAGGTAAAACCACAGATATTATAAGTGCAACTTTTAGTAGGCAGAATATAACTAATAAATCAAAAACATTAGTTCGTAGTCAAGTAACAAATATTTCATTATCAAAATATAAAGAGTCTGGAACTGATCCATCCACGTCAATTAATGATGGATTAGCATATAATCAATATTATGGTCTAAGAGTTCAAGATGAAGAAATTTGCCTAAATTACCCAGATGTAGTTAAAGTTTGGGCAGTATATGAGTCTTTAGATAAAAATGCTCCAATTTTAGATAAATTAACATTTAGTTCAGTCTTAAATGTTGAGGGAAACGTTGTTGTTGGCGAAAATATTATTGGAAACTCTAGTAGATGTATAGCAAGAGTTGTTTCAAAATCTGCAGAGACTGTTGAGATTGTTTATTTGAATAATAATAGATTTATAGAAAGTGAATTAGTAACATTTAGTGAAACTGGATTGTCTAGTGAAATTGGAGAAATAATTGATGGAAGTTATTTGAATTTAACAAATTCTTATAGATTAGATAAAGGTCAAAGAGAACAATATTATGATTACTCTAGAATAGTAAGAGTCCTATCTAAAGAAGAACCATCCAAAAAACTTACAATAGTATTTGATTATTTTTCTGTTCCAAATAATGATACTGGGGACATTATTTCTGTTTTATCATATCCTAGTGAACAATATAACAACATACCAATACTCAATTCTGGAACTATAAGAGCATCAGATGTTCTGGATTTTAGACCTAGAGTAACAGAAGGATTTAGTCAAACAAACATATCACCATTTTACTACACAAATAGAGATTTTAGCACCAAAATTGATTTAAATATATCTCCAAATGAGGGAGCTTTACTATCATATGATAGATATCTTGGAAGAATTGATAAAGTATATTTGGATAAAAATGGAAACTTTATCTATCTTGAAGGTCAATCTGCTTCAGATCCAAAATCGCCAGTGAAAAAAGATGATATAATGGAATTGGCAACAGTTGAAGTTCCGCCATATCTATATGATATTAAAAATGCATTGATCACGATTAAAGATAATCGAAGATATACAATGAGAGATATTGGTGTCCTTGAAAATAGATTAGAAAACCTAGAAAGAGTAACTTCATTATCACTATTGGAATTAAATACTCAAAATCTTCAAATACAAGATGCTGAAGGATTCAATAGATTTAAGACTGGATTTTTTGCAGATTCATTTAAAGATTTAGATAGGGCAGATCTTTTATATACTTTTTCTGAAATAAGCAATAATCTTGGTGGATTAACTCCATTATCAGCAAAAAATAGTCTCAAAAATTTCCTAGCACCAAGATTAAATGTTGGAGACAGTCAAATTGATTTATCTACAGATTATGAATTGATTGATACTAAAGCTGTAAAGAGAGGTCCATGTGTATTATTGGATTACGAACCAGAATTATGGATAGAACAGACCTTAGCTACTCAAGTTGAAAATGTAAATCCATTCCATGTAGCAACTTCCAGAGGAATAGTTACATTATCTCCAAGTAGGGATAATTGGACAAGGAC